GCTTAAAACTCTTGACGCAAAGAAGCAGGAGTTGATAGAAGCTCCTGATGCGTCTTACTCAATCATAAACGAAGAGGTTGAAAATGACTCCTTTAGTGGGCAAGACAGAGCGGATGAACAAGACAGAAGCTCGTTACGCAGGGCATCTTGAATATCTGAAGCAGTTAGGAGAGATACTAGACTATCGGTTTGAACCATTCTCTATGAGGCTCTCAGAGGAGAAGTGTTACTACCATCCAGATTTCTTTGTCGTATATAGGGACAGGTTTGAGATACATGAGGTCAAGGCATTTGACAGACGTGCAGGAAGACCTCTAGTCAAGGATGACGCACTTGTGAAGCTCAAGGTTGCAAGCACAGTTTTTAGCTGGTGGGGGTTTCGGATGGTGTGGTATGATCCCAAAATAGGGGGGTGGGACTCAAGAGAGTTGAAATAGAATGGATGTACTACTTAGATGGTGGCTGATCTTCTGTCTGACAATATTGGGAGTTCTCGCCTCTATTCACTTTGATCTGCACATACTTCTTGAAAACGCAGATCAGACGAAGATAGGATTCCTGATTCTCGGAATGACAGGACTATCAACGATATGGATCGGTAGACGGACATTCTTTTGTGTCAAGAAGGGGCGTGAGTTGAAACCCCTTGAGACAGAGTGGTTCATCGCGGAATCATGTTTAACCTTGGGGATGGTAGGAACCGTTATAGGGTTCATCCTAATGCTGGGAACAACTTTCTCCGCAATTGACGTGACAGACTTGAGATCATTGCAACTTGCAATAGAGGGCATGGCTTCAGGGATGAGCACCGCATTATACACTACACTTGTCGGTCTTATCTCGTCATTGATTCTCAAGGTACAACTCATCAATCTTGAGAATCTCCACAATAATGAAGAACACTGAGAGATACAAATCTACAACTGCCTTGCTGGATTTGCTCTTCAACGCTCTCATTGGGGTGGTCTTCCTCTTCATCATAGCTTTCCTGCTCATAAAACCAGAAGAACCAAAGAAGGAGGATTTCGAGAGAAAGGCAGAGTTCGTCATCATATTGGAGTGGGACAAGAATCGCGTAGAGGATATGGACTTGTGGGTTCAAGACCCAAATGGGGGTATCTCCAGTTTCCGTGCTCCAAGAGTCAACTTCATGCACTTGGATAAAGATGACCTTGGGGGGAGGAATGACACTGCATTCGTGAACGGGGAGCAGGTTACAATAAAGATAAACAGAGAGGTTACAACAATCAGAGGAATTATACCGGGAGAGTATATTGTAAATGCACATCTCTTCTCAAGGTATTCCTCAAGATATTCTACCTCTGAGGAACATGGATTCCCAGTCACCATAGAGGTTATCAAGGTCAACCCAAGGTACGAGGTTGTTTTCAGTGGAGAGCACATCTTTAACATCAGAGGTCAGGAGGAAACCTTTGTGAGATTTGTAGTTTCAAAGGATGGGAAGGTAGAAAGCATGAATCATCTCAAGAAGGTATTTGTAATCCCAGCAGGGACATCAAGCACTCCATAATGATCGAGTCTGTTGATAATTTTTTAGAGAAGAAATACTTCAAGAAATTACAGAAAAAGGTATTCGGTCCACATTTCCCTTGGTATAAAAACGATGGTAAGGTTTCAGAGAATGATGGATACATACAGTTTATACATAGAGTTTACAGGAATAACGAATACGTAAGTGGATTCTCTAGCGATTTAATTCCATGTGTGGAAAAACTTGGTGTTCTCAGTCTCATTAGAATTAAACTGAATTTAACACTGTCAACTACTGAAATGGATGTATATGAGTTTCATAAAGACTTAGTTGGCTCTAGGGGGGGGACACAAAAAACAAGCATACTGTACATGAATACAAACAATGGTTTCACCATGTTTGAAAACGGAGATAAAATAGAGAGTGTTGCTAACAGAATGATTACATTCCCTTCAGAGACAAGACATACTGGAACATCGAACACAGATGAGGATATTATGTACAGATGTGTTATTAACTTCAATTACTTCCCAAACTGAGAATGTTTGAATTACTGACTTTGGCATGGATCATAATAAGTGCAACATGTCTATGGGTATTGATAGAGCAGCGCAAGAGAAGTCCTCTCTTTATGTTCTGCTTCATCCCAGTAATCCTTGCTGTTACAACAAGTACATTCTTCACAGTCAAGGGAATGCTGGGATACCCAATAGCAGGGGGACTCCCTGAAGAGTTCGTTTACATCTCACATATCATCAATGAACCAGATGATATCTACATATGGGTTGTGAAGATTGGAGATGAACAACCAAGATCGCATGTCATCCCATACAGCAGAGCAGATCATAAGAATCTCGATGAAGCAGGTAAGATACAGGATGGAGGAGGACTTGCTATGGGGAAATTCAAGGAGGGAGCCTTGGAGGAGGAGACTTCGATGCTTGAGGCAGAAGACAGGGATAATGATGGAGGTATGACAAAGGGGGGTGCACTAGAGTTCTACAGATTTGATTTACAGAGCATTGTTCGTAAGGAACCCCCGCAAGAAATAAAAGGTCAACATGAGAAAGAGGAAGAAGTCATCGAACAACCGTAATCGAATTCCACTTATAAAATGGACCGTTAGATGTGCCCTCCCATTTGCAGAACTTGCTTTGATTGCCTCTATTGCGTACTACGCATTCCAAACAGAAGGACTTGCCAAGGAAATGCAAAATTTGCTGTCCGCGATTGTTGGCGGTTTGATAGTGAATTACACTAAAATGTCAGGATTCATTTTCTCAAGAGAATCAGATGAAAGGAGTAGCGATGAAGAATGATAAGACAAAGAATTCAAAAGTTATTCAACTCGTGACTAAGACTGAACAACAGGATAAAGATTTGAAGGGTGTTTTCTTGGATATCTCAAATCGTCTTGAGAGTAATGACGAGGAGATTTCAGGGTATCACAAAGCAGTCATCATTCTTCTTGATGACTCCATCAAATCAGTAGACTCTCCAAATTATGAGTACACCGTTATCACTGCAAGCATGTCATCTGCTGAGACTGTATCCCTGCTTGATTTTGTTAAGTATGACGTGATCACAAGAATGAATCAGCCATGAGTGATGAAGGACAAGCAGTAAAAGATTATTTCAAGAAGGTAACTGAGGATGATCTTCTCTATTTCCACGAGTGTCTGAAAATTCTGGAGTTCGGGACCAAACGTCTTATCCCATTTCGACTCAATGTGGTTCAGAGGATTCTGCATGATCTTGCAGAGGGACAGTTCAAGGAGGAGGGACATGTCCGTTACATTGTGCTGAAAGCAAGAAGATTTGGTATTTCAACTTACATACAAGCAAGGATGTTCAAAAGGGCCGCGACAGACTTTAATAAGACAGTCCACATCGCGACCCATGACCGGGCAACCTCTGACACAATGTTCCAGATGACAAAGATAATGGAGCAGAACTACCCAAAGATGATAAAGCCGGAGGTTATGTATTCTGGAAAGAGAGAACTTACTTGGGGTTCTCAGGATGGAGGGGGGCTAAACTCAAAGTATGGCCTCTCATCTGTTGGTGGTGCAGAGGTGAGAGGAGATGCCATTGATTATCTACACTGTTCTGAGATTAGCAGTTGGGGAGACAAGGCAAAGGAGTTTGCAGTTGCCTTGCAGAACTGTGTGATATCGGGGTACGGGACTGAGATATGGTTGGAGAGTACAGCAAAGGGGGTCGGAAACATGTTCTACGAGGAGTTTTGGAGAGCATGGCGAGGAGAATCTGGATTCAGACAGGCATTCTTCCCTTGGTTTGTATTCCCTGAGTACAAAACTAAGCTCAATGAGTCTGAGTTACGTGGAGACAAGTTCAAGAGTGATCTTGGAACTGTCAGGAGGTATGGGGGCAAGGAGGAGATTGCCCTTCTAGGGACAACCAAAAATTACAAGACTGAGAGTGGGTCCGCGCATTTTGAGGTTACATTGGAGCATCTCAAGTGGAGGAGACTCTGCATTGATACACAGTGTCAAGGGGATTTGATGCTCTTCAATCAGGAATACCCAGTTACAGAGGAATCCGCATTCATATCATCAGGAAGATCGGTGTTCAGCGTTGCAGCAATGAACAAATTAGCTATTTCGTCCAATTCTATCTATGAGACGAAGCCCCCTGAGAAGTATAGAGTCCCTGTGAATGAGTACAGAACAAGCAGGACAGGGATTCGCTCCATGAAGTATTACCTTGATCCAGATGAATTTGGAGAGCTTCAGGTTTGGAGTCATCCGGTTTTTGAGCGGGAATACCGAATTGGGGCTGATGTCTCAGAGGGTTTGGAGATTGGGAGGGATACTGACTGGAGTACAGTTTGCGTCATTGACGCAGAGACTCTTGAGGAATGCGCCTTGTGGAGGGGGAAGCTTGATCCCGACTTGCTTGGTTGGGTATGTAGTTCAATTGGGACATACTACAATCATGCAATGCTTGGGGTGGAGAGGAACAATCATGGATTGACAACTCTGACAAGTCTTCGGAATCTGCATAGATATCCGAACATGTACTTTGAGCGGGTGCTAGACGAGAGAACGGCTAGGAAGCAAAAGAAGCTAGGATGGAATACTACCCTGAAGTCAAAACCCTTGATGGTGAACAATCTTCGGGAGTTGGTGCGGGAGGATGAGATCAATATAAGATCAAAGGAGATAATCCATGAGATGAATACCTTTGCACACCACCCTGACGGGAAGATGGGCGCACAGCACGGGAGGTTCGATGATTGTGTGATTGCACTCTGTATTGCCCTGATGGTGGCTAGGCTTTACCCTCCTTCCCTAAGAAGGAAGGAGGAGAAGAGGAGGAAGCAGGTTGAATCCGAAATACCTATTTTTCAGTTTCAGTGATTTTTTTCTTGACACTTGTTTGAGGATTGTGGTATAACTGAAATTCAATGAACGGGATGCGGTGGTCGTGTCCCGGTTCTTTTTGAACCGTTCATAAATATGAAAGGATATAATGGCTACTTTAGAAAGTGCCTTTTGGCATAAAGGCCAACGAGATTTGGTCGGTAATATGGCTTTGGGGAATATGGCCTTGGCGATGGATGGGAGTGAGCAATGCTCTTGGTCTGCAATACCATTCATGATTGATGGAGAAGTCCGGACTCTTACTGCTGATGGAGCAGGTTCAGATACTATTTTAGTTGTAGCACAGATGACTGGCTTGCTCCATGCCAACAACCCTGCTAAGACTATAACTGATGATTCGTCAACCTCGACAAGGACTGTTCGCCAGAACTTTTGTGGTCTATCTGTAGAAGCATATGCTCATGTCTACTGCACTGTAACTGTGGAAAAGCATGGCACCATTGGGACTAACTCCACGCTGCAAGCACAGGGTCATTTCTATGCCGGAGAGATCGTAGGTAACAGTGCGTCTCATGCGAATGGTGTGCAAACTGCACGAAGGCCCGTACTAGACTTGACGGACGAAGCTGTGATTGCTGAGATTTACTTCGACAACACCACTGCTGGTGCTTTGGTTGTTGGAGCAGCTACTACGCGAGAGTACATGGATGGTACTACGGCTGGGCATATCAAGAATTTGGCATACGTCAACGCCTATTGACAACTGGGGGGTGAAGGTGGACTAGCCCCTAGTACCCTCCGGTTTGCCTGATCCCCCTCTTCTTTGAGGAGCGATGCCAGAATACACAGAGGAAACTCCTCCATTGGAAGTGGGGGGGTCCAAGATTCCAACAACGGATAGTCTTGCGGAGCTTGTGCAAGACTATTTCCTTCAGGCGAAAGAGTATCGTCAGGAGGATGAGGAAACGTGGCGTGGAGCATATGATGCTTACAGAGCCTTGCATCCCGAAAGGGTTGACAGGGTTTTGTCCTTGGCGAAGAAGAATGGTATTTTCATCCATCTTGTTCGTAGGCGTGTGAATTCTGCACGGGTAAAGATAACTTCCCTGCTTTTCGAGTCAGGGAAGATTCCATTCACAATTTCCCCGAATTACAATCCTAAGTTTGCAGCCCCTGATCTTCAGCAGCTTCCTCCGGGTGAGGTTGTTGAAGAGGTCAAGACAAGGGCAGAACGTATGGAGAATATCATACGGGATATCCTTCGTAAGACAGATTATATCGGGGTTATCGGCGATACTGTTCTTGAGATGTGCTTGTATGGGACGGGGATAACCAAGTCTATTGTTCTCAAGAATTATAATTATCCTGTTTACCGAACAGCACGACAAGACCCTGAAATCCTCAAGGCGGAAGACCTCCTTGAATCGGAGATGATCCCGATGATTGAAAGGGTTTCCTTGTGGGACATATTCCCCAACCCTGAAGCTAAATCTATAGATGATTGTGACTGGGTTATACAAAGAGCTTTCTACTCGGCGCAGCAACTAAGAAATCTTTCCCAACAGAATGGTTTCATTGAGAAAGCGATAGAGGAGGTTTTGGAGAGAGGGCTTGGAATTGATGAGGGAGCAGATCAGTCGGAGTCTCCATCACGGTATAACAAGCATAGGGGAGATCGCATTAAGAAGTATCAGGTCTTGGAGATGTGGGGAGATATTCCTGCCGAAGACTTGGAACCTTATATGGATGTCTCAAAGAAGATGAAGGGGACAAACATATCTGTTTGCATCACTTCTTGTGGAGACAAGGTTCTTCGGGTTGTCACAAATCCGTTTGATGGGAGGATTCCATTTGACTTCTGTTACTGGGAGAGAAACACAGAGAGTGTCTGGGGTGATGGGATTTTCTTCTCTATTCGTGATTTGCAGGATATTACCAACTTTGCTTTTGCTCAGATGGTGGAGGGCAAGGCTCTCGCATCAAATCCTATGTCTGTTGTTGATCCACAGGCATTTGACGAGGGAGAAGACATTGAGAACATCTATCCCGGTAAGGTTATTAAGGTTCGCCCCGGAAATGATGTTCAGTCTGCATATCGTTCTGTGATAATCCCTGATGTAACCGGGGGGCTTGACAGATTGATCGACTTACTTGAAAGACAAGCGGATATTGCTTCAGGACAGTCTGCAATAGGATTGGGAGAATCGGCTCAGTATCAGACGAAGACTGCAACAGGAATGTCGATTCTGCAATCAAATGCAAATAAGCTTACTGCTGAGGTTGTCCGTTCTGTGAGTAATATGATCTCAAGGAATATACAAGCAATCTATCATTGGGTGATGTCTGACTCAGAGGATTCTTCACTCAAGGGTGATTATGACTGCGAATCAACCGGGTTTATGCAATATGTCGCAAAAGAGGTTCATAACACTCAGTTGCTGTCATTGATGCAAGTGCTTACACAAAATCCTGATTTGAGGGAGTATGTGGATATGGGTAGTTTCGTAAAACCAGTATTCCGCGCATTCAGTCTTGAACCAGAAGGTATGGTTCTCACTCCGGAAGAGAAGCAGCAGAAGGATCAGGCAACGGCAGAACAGATGCAACAGATGCAACAAGCGGAGATTGCGGCGAAACAAGAGATAATGCGTCTTCAATCCTTGCTGCAAGAGAAGATTGCTGTTAGTTCTGATGAGAGGAAACGTGAGATCAATGAACGTGAGATTCTAATGACTCAAGGCAACACACTTACAAATGATGTTGACTTCTCTGATGATTCAATCTTGATTCAGGAAGAGGTTCAGCAAGCACAGGCTCAAGAGATACAACAAGAGATGATGGGCAAGGAAGAAGATAAGCAATTGAAGAAGACGGAGGAAAATATAAATAAGGAACAAGCTGATGTTCGTAAGGCTGGAGGGGGAGGCCAACCGCAAAGAGGCGGACCCCCACAAGGAGGTGGACCTCCGCAACAAGGTATGAGTCGTGCTGCATAAGTAGTATGATTCCATCAGATACTGGGAATTACATCGCAAACATTCGGACTGATCCGAGATGGCTTGCGTTTTCAAAGTATATCGAGTCTCTTATAAGTGAGAGGCAAGAAGTTTTATCGGCAAATCTTATTTCAAGTGAAACCGATAAGTCCAAGGCCAATTCCCTGATCGGAGAGATCAGAGCATTCAGGGAGATTGTGTCGTTGCCGCGAAAGCTGGCAGAAAAGGGACAGAAGGGTATTCCTTCGGGAGAGTGACGCTCACCCCGTAAATAATCACAAATAGGGGCAAATGGCAGAAGAAGTATCTTGGGAAGATGTTCCCGAATATGATGAAGAGGATCAGCAACAGTCCGTACCTGTCGAAGATATAGAACAGAGCGAGACTGAGGAAGAGTACGAGGAACCTGATTCTGAGGAAGAACCTCAAGAGGAAGAAGAGGAAGAGACTCAGGAGGAGGAAGTTGACTGGGAGGATCGCTACAAGAACCTTGAAGCATCCCACTCCCGCAGGGGGAATGAGGTACATTCCCTGAAGCAGGAGAAAGAGTCACTCAGATTGGAGAAGATTGAGATCAGGCAGCAACTCCAAGAGATGAGTGACATGCAGGAGAAGCTCAAACAGTTCGAGACAAAAGCGAAAGAGGAACCCGACCCATTTGACGATGAGCGATACTGGAGCGATGAGGAACGCGAGATACTGAGGGAATACCCCGAAGTAATGGCAGTCGCAAACAAAATCGCAAAGCGGGAATCTGCACGTTCACTGAAGGGTTTTGCCCCAAAGGACGAATCTTCCAAGGAAGAGATTGAGGAACTCCGCAATAGCGTCAGTGAGTTAGGAGACTACATCTCCCGTCAGCAAATGTTTGCGGAACTTGACAAACTTGTAGGTACAGTTTGGAAAGACATTGACAATGACCCGAAGTTTTACGATTTCGTGAATGAGTCAAAAATCCGCTACCGCGCAATGGACACAGGAGATTTGGAAGAGAAGGCTGAGGTTTTCAACGCATATCTTGAGACTCAAGTTGGGCAGAAAAGACATCTTCCCCAACAGGAGGAACCCTCCCCTACTCCACGCCAAAATCAACGGAGACAAGCCGCGCAAGGACTTGTAAAAGGTAGTGCATCTCGTGCAAGCAAGCCGCAAGGGGAGCTTACGGGGGATGCCTTGTGGGATTCCATCCCCGATCCAGAATAAAGCTTTAACATGAAAGGTTAAGATGGCTTTTACTGCTGGCACTAAGGGCGGAACTGGGACTCTCCAATCTACCTCCGGTTTTGGAGCGAAGTATGGAGAACTCAGCGATGCAGATGCTTTCACTATTCAAAAGAAGTTTCTGGTAATCAGCAAGAAGTTGGTTACTATGGCGCGTTTCGCGCAGAGGGATACAAAACCCCTTCATGAGGGGAAAGATGTCCGTTGGAGACGCTATGAGCGTTTCACTGTTGATACAACGGCATTGAGCGAGGGAGTGACTCCGGCATCGGACACCCTTCAACAGACCACAATCTCACTAACGCTTTCCCAATACGGGAAGTGGGTTCCTGTCACCGATGTCATGATGGCTCTCTCAACTGATCCGATTGTTCAGCAGATCACTGAGCGTCAGGCAATTCAGATGGCTGAGACGATGGATACATTGGCTTACAATGTGTTCAAAGCGGGAACGAATATCATTTATCCCGGCGGTGTTACTACAAGGGCAACTGTAGTTAAAGGTATCGGTAATGGAGTTGCTTTTACCGAAGCTGATACTGCTGATGCCAAGAATATCTCGAATGCTGTAAATACCTTGGAAGGCAAGGATGCGGTTAAAATCTCAAGTGTGATTAAACCCGCTTCTTTAGATGCTACCGAACCTGTCGCAGAGGGATTTTTCGGGATTTGTCATCCGGATGTTCGTGGTGATATTGAGGCAATCAAGGGTTTTGTTCCTGTCGAGAAGTATGCAAATTACGGCGCAGTCTTGTCTGGTGAGATTGGTAAAGTCGGTTTGGTTCGCTTTATTGCAACCACACTTGCTACTGCACTTCCGGGTAATTCCGGCGAGGTTGGTGGTTCTGCTGTTGCAGGGCTTCGTAATGCTACACTTGATGCCACTAAAGTTGCAATTTATCAGACTCTTATCTTTGCAAGGGACGCAGTAGGTTGTGTGTCTTTGTCTGGACAGGGTGCTGTTACTCCAACTGTTGTGTCTCCCAAACCTTCTGCTGAAGACCCGTTGGGTCAACGTGGGAGTGTTGGATACCAATATTGGTATGGTTGCAAGATTTTGCAAGATAACTGGCTTGTTCGTATCGAACATGGCGCATCCAACTATGCGTAAGCTAATTGAGTGACGTTATAGGGAGTATAACGACAACGGGGGAACGGGTAGTCATTTACAATGATTACTCGCCCCCGTACAGACTCATACGAATCTCTCAGGAGGACATTGCCAAAGTATCGGAAGGCAGGGTCAATCCTTATTACGAGTATGACCTCACTCTCCCGTTGGGGGTTTTGCCCTCCGAGATTCGTTTAGTATGTTCGATCCCATTCGGGGAAGGTGTAAAAGCCTATGTTGGGAGAGTCTCTCCATACAGGGAGAGGGGGTTCTACATTGATGCGGCTGATTTAGCTGAAACAGGAGAATGGAGGAATCCTCCTGAGACTTGTTTCCTCCCGTTGGATAGCCGCTATAACAAGATACGGTTTGAAGTCGAATGCAGGAAGACTCCGAAAGATGGGTTGGTCTTTTTGCTAGTGGACTTCCGGTATCTGCAATAATTTGAAGATATGCCGCGCATTAACAATACGGTAATAAAATCAGCACAGACTCATCATGATGAGAATCTGTCTCTTGATTTTACAGTTCCCGATGGAGATATCATTGCTATGTCAGTTGATCAGGACTTGGGTAATGTTCCAGAAGGCTATGCAGTGATCGTGTTAGGGTACGGAGATCAAGCTGCGTATATGTATCCACAGTCTGTAACCTTGAATGGAGATACAATCTGGATTCCAAGGGCATCCAGACGTGCAATTCCTGTTGATTTTCTTAATATTCTTCTTGATGCAAAGGAGAAACGCTTAATACAACCGAAACCGGGAGCACCGGGGATCGAGTATGAGGCAAACCGTTTTGATGTACAGATTCTCAAGCTTCCTGAAGGAAGGGCAAAAGACCTGAAGGAGAAGATGGGGGTTATTCGGGAACGTGCAGAACGACAACAAATTCATGTAGCGTAGTAAAATGCCTTATCATATTGTCAGTAAGAAGCCCAAAAAGAATAAGAAAAAGAAGAAGAAGCCCAAAACCGGGAAGAAGCCGGGAACCAAGAAATAAGGATATCATGGCCACCAAGAAACCGGAAAAACCTAAAAAGAAGAAGCCTCTCCCACCTCGTCCAAGACCTTATGGTAAAACTTGGAGTTTTACGAAGGGAGTCCTCCCAAAGGGAACTGGCCCAGAAGGAAAAACCAAGCATCTTGTTGCTGGAGGTCCAAGGAAATATAGCCAAAAAAAGAAATACATTGAGGACGAAGGAGGGACAGAAGTTACAACGGAGCGGGAACTTCGCAAAGGAAGAACGGGTGGCAAGAAGAAAAAGAAACCTTCTGTGCAAATGGGGATGAAGGGCAAGAAACAGGATATTAAAGCATCAAAGGGTAAAAAAATACCTCCTGCAAAGAAAAAACATAAAAAAGTTAAGCCTGTTTATGTGAAGATCGCAGAGAAGACAACCACAGGGACACCGTCTGATATGCCATTGGTGAAGCCCAAAAAGGGGGCTAGGTCAAAAGACGAGGGGATGATACATGATCCTCAAAAG